TGAAAATATTTATTTTTATATGTTGCTTCCCACATTTCTTCGTCAATGAGGTACTCGCACTGCGCTTCTGTCATTTGTTGCTGCAAAACAATTTGATTACCAATGTATTCCCAGACAATTCCAGTATTCCCCCACATAGTAATCACAAGGACATAAGCCACCTCAGTTGTGTGGTGGATGTTGAACATCCTTTATATGATTCCTCTTATGGTTCTAAGGTCATCTAGGTTCTTTTCTTTTTTGCCGCCATCATATTGCCAAGCGTAACCACGGCTGACCATTTCCTCATTGATGTTAATTACCCCGCACCAGATGTTGCCTAGCATCCGACCATACTTGCCATCTTTTTCAGTAGATACCCACAGGTTGTCGCAATCAGCTATGCGGTGTTCTAAAAATTCTTTGGCCTCTAAACCAAGCTCTTTTTCTTCCAAGTCCTTGGTTCTGCTTTCTGGCGTATCAATGCCAGCCAAACGCACACGCTCTTTTTTGGTGAGGTCAAAGCCCAAATCAATAATTATGTCGATAGTATCTCCATCAACTACCTTGACCACTTCTTTGATTTTGTACTCATACATAAGATTCACCGCTTTTTCTTAACCCACTTTTCAAAAGTCACCCGCTTACTTTGTGGGCAAGTGTACCCATAAGGGATGACCGTTACTGGATTATAGTAATAATGATATTTGCTTTGACTACGCTCACAAAAATACTCGCATACTGTGTGCATTTTGTAAGGATAAGTGTGACCTACTGTTGCCACCCCAAAAGCGCAAACAATCACTATGGTTTCATACATTAAAACTCCGCGCTATCTTCACCTGTTCTTATCATGCCAGCAACACGCTCTGACCTTACGCCAACCTGTTTTGCATACTTTGAATCAAGCAATTCTTCTGCGGCGGCGTGATAATCTCTGCGCTGTAATCCGCCAAGCATTTTGACGAATCCATGCAATCTAGGGATGCCCATATTGAAAGCCAAATCAGCTAACGCACGTTGGCGAACCTCATCTAAATCACGCCACCAAGGGAATGACTTATCAAGCTCGTTCTCAATGATTGTAATATCATTGGTCAAAAGATAATCAATTTCATCCTCTGACAAGCCACGGTCTTTTAGGTTCCTACCCACCCCGATAGTCTCTATTCCAAGATGGTCTTTATATACCTTGCTCTCAACGCCCTCATGGAAGCGGATTTGCGAAATAAATCTGTTCTTGTTCATTTGTCTGCCTTCATCTCTAATCTGTCAAAGATTTTGCCAAGCATATCCTTTATGTCTCTTATGTCATCACGATAATCATCACGGCGCACATAAGTCTCTGGCATAACCGCTGACCAGTTATCTATTCGTTTATTCAATAGACTAATTCGTTCCCACATGGTTCTTATAAAAAAACCAACTAATAATGTGGCGATAAACCACAATACGTTTGACATTGTTATTTGTTCCATCACAAAGCCTCTGTGCATGAAAATGTTATACCAAACTTTGAAACCTCATCTGTATCCCAGCCAAGGTCTGCGGTATCCATTCTAAACACGCCAACCGCGCTGGTGTAATTGACTGCCGCGCCATCACTTGCCACAGCTTTTATAGGCGGTTCAATATTTACTGTGGCTATCCCTGCGCCGTTTGAATTAGCATTATCAACAATCATGTGTAGTTTTGCAGACGCCGCTGTGCCTATTTGAATATAATCACCCGCCTTGAACACATTGGTCAGATTGGCGTTATTGGTGTCTATGTCTATTGTGTACTCTCCAACGGCAACCGCCCCACTCAAAGTTGCGCTAGTAGTAACACCACCTTGCGGAGTTTTGGCATCTGGGTCATATAACAAAAACGTGCCAGTCCTTCCATGCAGCTTCATCATGAACGCTTCCCAATTAGCTGCATCAGCCCTCAGCATGGGCGGCAAGGTCAGTGCGGCTGTCCACAGAGCATAACCATAGTCATATACCTGTTGCTGGCCTGTGAATGGCGATTCAGACACCGCTGTTACACGTTTGAGTGACCAACGAGCCTTGGAAAAAGCTGGTGTTGATGGAAGTGTTAATGGATAGGATGGAGCCGCCATTATGCAAATGCCTTGCTAATTGAATTGCCTCTGCGCTTTCCATCAATCATTGCCTGTATTGTTTCAGATTTAATCCTTGGCATCATAGACATAACCTCTGCCCTGACTGTTTGTGAAACACCCGCGTCAATATTAATATTTTGATTAACAACCACTGGCGAACCGCCACCCATCATATTCTTGGTGTCGTGGTTGTTGCGAACAACCCCTGCGGTATGAGGCACAAACAATTCAGGGCCACGCTCACCTACAAGAGTAGGCATCGCCATTCCACCGCCAGCCCTGCCGTATCTGCTTATAGACCCGCCGCCAGCATGAGATAATGTTGAGTTTGCTTGCGCTGCATTACCAGACCCACCAAAGCTACTGACTGACCCACCACCAGCCGCGCCAAATATTGAACCCATCAAAAACTTTACTATCTGAGCTTTTATGGCATCAGCTATCATTTGTTTTACAACTTGCTTGAACACATCACCAAGGCTTTGTAATGATAGTTTGCCGTTTACAAAAGCATCAGCAAGAGCGTTTGAAATACCATCTGCGGCTTGCATAGCCGCACTATGTAGGGCTTCAAATTGAGGGTTTGTCATTTTGATTTGAAACTGCAAATCTTTTATGGCTTGTTCATATAAAGGTATATCATCTTCAGCCGCCCCTCTCATGGCAAGCCTTACATTGTCAAGCTGCTTTTGAAGAACTTCCTGTTCTGGAATAAATCCCTTGGCTATGTTTTGTCCTTCTTCCATAGCCTCATTATGAGTTTGCAACGCTGATGTAGCTTTTTTCCTAGCCTTTACAAGTTTTTCAATTTGAGTTATCTGAGGTCCAGTCAACGGAACTCCAAGAGTTTTTGCCTCTTCTTCATCTTTAGGCATAGATATGGTGTTGCCTTGTATATTGCCAAGGCCACCAGCGGCATCCAATGCACTTAAAAATTCAGCATCTAATCCCTTTAATTCACTTTTTGCTAATTTTGCTTCTTTTTTTAGATTTGCTATTGTTTTGGTGAAATCTGTTTCTACAACCTTTCCCGCGACCGTACTGCTAGTTCCTAACGTAGCGATAGCGGCATTTAAGTCCTCCATATCTTGAGTGCCTTCTTTGGAGATGTCAAAAAAATCACCAAATTTATCTTCAATGGCTTTCAATATAGGGTCTAATTTATTAAATTCATTTGCTAATATTAAGGCTCCTGTAGCCGCTAAAATAAATGGATTTTTTAGCATGGACTTATTTAGAGCTTGTTGCGCTATCCTTGCTAAAGTTATTCCTTTAGCTAACGCTAATATACTGCCTGTGATAGCCGCCACTCTAGCAACAAAATTTACCGCTAAAAAAACACTAAACGCTATTGTTAAATTCCTGAAGTTATCAGCCAAAAACGCTAATACTTTATTTAGCCCACGAACAGCCCCGCCCAATGTTTTGCCCAGAACCGTAGCTAAAGACGTTGCCCCAGATGAACCGTCAATAAAAAATTTCACTAAATCTGTAAGAGCTTGCTTTAATCCAGCTTCACCAACTTCTAAGAAGAACAGGCTTATTGAATCTTCTAAATTAGAAATAGCTCCTGATAATGTATTAGCTCTTTCCTCAATAGCGTTAGGAAACTCAGCTTGTGAAAGGTCTCTAATGTATTTTACAATAGAATCGCCAGAACGCTCTATTTGTTCTGTGACCCCCTTATATGTTACCGCTAACTGTTCTCCATCAACTTTAGCAATAATACCTAATTGCTTTAACATCTCCATTTCGCCAGTTGTGGCATTGAAAATAGCTTGAGCAACTTGTCTTATGTCTTTGCCTCTAGCGGCGGCAATGTTTCCTATATCTTTTAGGGCATCTTCAGTAGGTGCTATACCAGCATTAACCAAGGTGATAAATGCACCAGTCACCTCATCTAACTGGAATGTGGTTTGCGCTGTAAATTTGGTTATTAATTTGAATGACTGAGCAGCTAATTTAGAACTGCCTGTAACAGCTTTTAATGTAGCCTGTAAATCTTCAAATGTTCTTATTGAGCGAACTAAAGCACCAGCCCCAAAAAAAGCTCCTGCCGCTAGTGCAAGGGTTTTAAATGACCTACTTAGGAACTGAGCAGATTTATCAACCCCGCCCAAACTTTTTTGCATTTTCTTAGATGCTGAATTGGTTTGCGTTTGAACCTTTTGAAAATCCCTACGCAGACCGCTTAAATCAGCCTCAATGCGAACCAGTAAGGTATCTACTGTTGTTGCAGCCATTTATTGAGTACCTTTCTTGCTTAGTCTGGGTAGAGTTCCATCAACTCCTCTAGTCCATCTTTAGTTAGCGGCGGCGGCTTACCACCTGAATGAAACTCTGCAAAACCTGCTATAGCGGCATAAAACTCTGGAAAACTCATACCCCAAAAAACATCTGGTGACATTGACATCTTGCCAAGCCCCACTTGCATCCAATCATCCCAAGGCAACTCATCTACAACAACGCTGCCGCCTGTTCTTCGTTTCCCTCATCGTCTCCTGTGCCTAGTGTTTGAGCAATTATTTCACCACAAACCCTAATGCCATCTGCTAGGCCAGCTTCCCAAACATCTTTTTTGATGTCTGCTTCTTTGATATCATTACCGCCCCCTCTAACCACAGGAGTTATAATGGCTATAATTTGTTCAGTCGTTATATCCGCTTCAGAAAGAGATTGCGCCACCTTGACAATACCTTTGCCCATTTGACGCTCTATACGCATGACAACATCTAGTGTTACCTTGCCTTTATACTTCTTCTCCCCCAGAACTATCTCTAGCTCCCCGCGCTTTGGATTTGACATCCGCTTTCTCCTTGGCTTCTACCAATAATTCTTCGCCCCTCTGGGCTACATCGTGAACAGTCGCGGCGGTATATGTTTGACCACCACACTTGAATTTCCCATCCACCTTTAATTCTGAGGCAGGGGGAATATTAAAGATGGTGGCATCTTCATTAGACATCATGTGTCCGCTAAAGGTCTTGCCACCAACTTCAATTTCTACTTGAACCCAAGTCATTCATTACACCGTAGCGAATGTGATTGCGCCAGAGCTTTCAAAGGTAAAACTGTAAGTCACTTCACCATTGTACTCGCCGCCATATTCAAGGGTTGTAAGCATAAAGGTTCCTGTGAACGTGCCAAAGTCAGGCACGAGGAACTGATAATTAGTCAATGCTGATACGTTGAATTTGCCTTTGAGCGTTGCCTCTGAGGCAGAATCAGTGAAAACACCGCTACCTGATACACTGATAGAGTTGACCCCACCCTGCGCTAAGATAGTTCTTGCATTGGTTGAGTCTTTATTTGTTACGTCAACCATCTCATCATTCATGGTTAAAGATGTTGAACGCATACCACCGATTGTTGTGAAAACCTCTGGGCTTGCCGCATTACCGATTTTCATTAACAGGGCTGAACCTTTTTGTGCCGCCATGTCTAGTCTCCTTTAATTGTCTGACACAACAGCACGAAATCTCATGACACCATGCCGTGTTATACCATCACCCTCTGTAAGTGTCGTTTGAAACTCATGTTTCAAGTTCACCCCAGAAGCACCCGAAACAGTATATGACACATCATTTAATGCTGCATAGACCTGTTCCATAATTTCTTTTATATCACGGTTCCCACGATATTGCGACCAAATGTGTATAGTCAACGTATGTTCGTGGAAATCCTTATCTTTTGCTGAGATATTGGTTGCTGTCTCATCCCCAATAACAACATACGGATAAGCTGTGTCTGTTGGCACATCATCAAATACACCAGTAATTGCATCACCAGCATAATCAGTAATGCTGGCGGCTGTTAGCTTGCCATATACCGCTTTCTGTAATTCCCAGCTATGCAGTGCCATTATTTAGCCTTCACCATTTGTTTAGCCAAACGATTAATCTTTGGTTTATTTTCTTCTAGCGCGGGTTGCATGAAAGGTCTAGCCGCCATTTTTGATGTGCCAAACTCTAGGAATGATGAATAATCAGCGCGGCTCTCTACATTAGCCCCCAGCCCATTGGTGTCTATATCCAACACAATGTTATTTACTAGAAATCCTGTATCTGTAGCTGGGGGTTGCCCTGCGGCTGATGCTGTATGTGTTCTGCGCGGGTTGTATTTTTCATAAGTCACCCCAGATGCCGCCCCTTGGTTTATAGATTGAACGGCTGTATTTCGCACTAGATTGCCAGCCCTACCAACCAAAGCCCTTAAACTACCCTCATAACCCTTGATTACAGCCTGTGTGCGGGGCTTGCGTACTAT